CTCCTGTCGCATCTGGCGTAACCACCGGCGAGGCCTGCGATGGCGTTACAAGCGATGTGACTTGCCTGTCTCTCAGCACGACGCGGGGCACAAAGCCGCTCGGTTGATCCGCTTGGCGGCGTTTGCTCGCTTCCCAGTCGCTCGCGATCGGCTGAGCGTGCGTTGCCAGCGATGTGACGCCATGTTGACGCAGGAATCTCGGGATTTCGTCGTCGTCCTCGAGCTTGTGCTGGCCGACCGGCTCGAGGTGCGCCCCGCTCGCGCGCGTCGCAGGCGGCGTGACCACCGCGGCGCCGACGCCATGTTGACGCAGGAATCTCGGGATTTCGTCGCCGGGCGTCAGAGTGTCACCGCTGCACGCGGCCGTCCTTTCGCGGCGTTTGCTCGCCGATTCCCGGGCGCTCGGTGAGAACGACGGGCTTTTGTCGCCGGGAGTGTCACCGGCTTCGGGCGTCGGGATCTGCGGGGCGTTCATGTCGTACCTCCGTCGTCGGTGATCGTGTAGCGGCCGGTGCTACGACTACCGCCGGCGATGCCGCCGCCGTGCGGCAGTTCGGTCATCAGCTCACGCAGCTGCATTCCAGTCCTCCGGCAGATAGGTCCGCTTCCACGCAGCCTCATCGGTGCTCGAGCGGTAGCGGTAGGTCTGCTGGTCGAACCACAGACCGATCTTTCCTTCGAAGTCGCCGTTGCGCTGCTTTGCGACGTTCAGGATCACGCCTGGCTTTGACTGCGCGAGATTTGCCGCTCCCTCGGCGTCGCCCGCCGTCTGAAGCTTGGCGATCTCGTCCTCGAATTTTCGGTTGCGCCACACCGACACGATGTTGAACGCGTTGGCGCCGAGCTCCATGGCGCCCTTGATGTCCTCGATGCCCGGCACGCCGCGGTCGCGCTCGCCCTTCTTGGCATGGGCGACCAGGTGCACGTGCACGGCGTTGGCCATCGCCCAGTCGACGAGGCGGAAGATCACGGCCTCCTGGCCGTTGTAGTCGTCGCCGGCGATACCGAGCCGCATCAGGCTGTCGATCACGAAGACGTCGCAGCCGTAGCGCGAGCGGGCGTAGTCGAAAATCTCCAGGAGCGCGTCGAGCTTCTGCTTGCCCGTGAGCTCGTAGACCAGCAGGCCGGAGCTCGCCCACTCGAGGGCAGCCTTGATCGCGGCTTCTGTCGGCCGGTCGGTGCCGATGATCTGCTTGCACATGCGCTTCAGCGTGAAGGCCGGGTGCATTTCCAGGCTCGACAGGCAGATCCGTGCGCCCTGCTTGATCCAGTCGGTGCAGCAGTCGGAGACGACCTGGGTCTTGCCGGCGCCGGTGTCACCCGTCCAGGCCGTCAGCTCACCGGGCCGGAACAGCAGCTTATCGCCGAGCTTGCCGTAGGGCGTGCGGTAACCGACGCGCTCGCCCTCGCGCGGCCAGAACAGCGTCGTAACCTTGTCGGTGAAGTCAGTGGGGAGCCGAAGCCCCGCGACCTCGAACCAGGTGGCGTCGGCGATCGCTCTGTCGATGTCCGCCTGTGGCACGCCCTCGAGCAGGCAGGCGTTGCCGTCCTTGCGGGGCATCCTCACCCGCAGGCAGCGATGGTGGCCAAGCCGGTTCGCGATCTCGACAGCGGCCTCGTCGCCAGGCCCATCCATGTCGAGCGCCAGGTAGATCCGCTCGAAGCGCTCGAGTCGGTCGTACTCGCTCTCGATCCATTTCTGCTTAGCCCCACCACCTCCGCCGAACGGCACCGACAGCGCGGGCCAGCCGTAGGCCGCCCACGACAGCGCATCGATCTCGCCCTCCGTGATGACGACCTCGCGCGCGTTGGGCGGGATCGCCTGCCAGCCGAACAGGATCGCTTCGCAACCGCTCTCGGTCGGCGTGGGCTTCGCGCCGTCGATCGAGTCCCGTCGCTTGACCATCGCCAAGGTTCCATCGGGCTGGAAGAACGGGAAGACGATGCGTTGCTGGTCGTCCTCGCCGATGCGGTAGGCGTCCAGCACTCGGCCAGGCAGGTTGCGGTCCTCGAGCAGGTAGTCGCGGGCGCGCCGGTCGGGCAGCGCGCACTTGGGCATCGAGGGGCGCTTCCACTGGGGCCGCTGCGGTTGGTGCAGCTTGGGCCGCTGGAGGCCCAGCCACGCCCGGATTTCCTCCAGGGCTCCCGGAAGCTCGACATGCTTCGCCGCGCACCACAGGTCGATCAGGTCGCCGCCCTGGCCCGCGCTGAAGTCGCTCCACACGCCCGCCTTCGCACCGTCCAGGTGCACACCGAGGCTTTGGCCCTGTTCGCCGTCCACGGATCCGACGCGCCACTCGTGGCCCTGGCGCTTTCCTGCCGGCAGCAGGTGCTCGGCTACGGCCTGGGCCCGCGCGACCAACATCCGCTTGAGCTCGACAATGTCGGTCATCAGTGCACCCCGTCGTAGGTGCCGTCCCGGTCGATCTCGGCCAGGATTTCATCGGCGGTGCGCGGCGGTCCTTCTGCGCCGGCCTCCGCGCCGCCATTGTCGTAGTTGCCCTCGCGGACCTTCGCGAAGTTGGCTGGTTTCAGGAACCAATCGAGGCCCCAGCCCTTCATCTCATGCCGGATGAACTGCGAGGCCTCCGCCTTCGCCAGCACCGCTAGAAAGCCTTCGATGCCCTTCGCATCACGAAGGCGCGCCTTCAGGGCCTTCCTCCGAGGTAAGCTCAGTTCCTGAGCCTGTTTCCATCGCGGGTGACGAGACGCTGCCTCGTTCCAGGCACTGAATGCCTTCAGCACTTCGGGATCTGCCGGCAAGCTCGACGCGTCAGCGTCGCTATCTTTCTTTCCTTTCTTCTCTGCTTCTGCTTCTGCTTCTGCTTCTGTCGCCAAACCGTGTACAAGCGTGGGGTCGGCGTAGACAGCACCGTCACCGACCGTAGACAAATTGCGCTTTTTGCGCTCGCGATAGCGTTGGGTGCGCGCCGTCGCTTTCGCGACCTGCTCCTCCTTGGAGGCCATCTCGCGGTACTTTCCGTAGTTCAAGAGGTGCCAGCCGCCGTCGATCTCTTCGATGCGCCTGCCCTCGTCGAGCTGCGTGCGGCTGTCCTCGTCAGGACTGAGGAACTTCTTGATCGCGGCTCTGCAACCATCAAGAGAGACCGCAGCGACGCGTGCCAGCCCTGGAACGCTGCCTTGCACCTCGCCGTTCTTGTCGGCCATGGCGAGCATGGTGATCCAGACGATGCGCGTCTCATGGTCCTCTGACCAAACCGTTGAGGTGATGATGCTCGAGAAGAGCTTTGTGTACGTCACGGTATGTCTACGCTCCGTCTATTCGCCGTCATGCTGCCACCTGCACGCGATAGATCGGCAGCGGCGGCCATAGGAGCGCATCCAGTGCCGCCAGGGCTTCAGGGTCCAAGGCAGCGAACGTCACCATTCGCGCGCGGACTTCGGGGCCGTAGCGCCGAACTAAGTCGACAATCAGCTCGCCGGTGACGCGTGGCCCGAGGCGGTGCGAAGCCTCGATCTCGTGGCGGAAGGCGAGATCCGCGATGAGATTGCCGCGGCGCTTGCGAGCGTCGCGAGAGGCCAGTACAAGATTTGACATGATTTCGGTCTTCCTTGGCGGGGGAATCGATACACAACATCGGGGCGGCGGCGTGATTTGGCTCACGTTGCCGTTTCGTTGAGGGGTTAGGCGGCGGGTAGCGACTGGAGCCACGCCGTCGCATCGTCGTGCAGGGCAAGCGTACGTTTGCCGAGCTTCCGGACCTTCAGGCGGCCGGCGGCGATTTCTTGGTAGATCTTGCTGCGCCCGGCGCCGCTAGCGCTCACCAGTTCGGGGATCGTGTAGGCAAGCTTCTGCCTATTCAGCTCCAGCGACTGCCGGTGCTGTTCGTCTCGGCGCTGCTGCTCTTTCTCGGAGATTTCCACGGGCATCCATCCTTGGCTTGTTGGACGGATGCCTATCTATGCGAATGGCGGGGCGGTGAGAGCGCCCATAAGAACGAATTCTTCGCGCCTCTTATTGTCGGATTTTCCGAGAAAGAGCTCGCCTCACGGCGTCGCCCGTAAGTTCCAGGTGAGCTGGCAGATCCAGCGCCACGTTGGCAATTGCGGCTATAGCCGTATGCATTGGTCGTCCAAAGCGATGCTTGAAGAACACGTCGTGCAGTTCCCGAACGAAGGTGATCGGCCTTGCATCCTTTTCGGCCTCCTTCTTTGCCCGCACCCTCAAGACAATCGGCTGCGTTTGTGCGCTTGCCTGCGCGCGGCGCTGAAACTCAACCAGCAGTTCCACGAAGGTCGTATTCGCGAGGGACACTCCGCTTTTGTTGAGATCGCGATCGCGAAGAATCATCAGCGCCAGCCGCTCAACGTCGTCGGGGAAAAGCGTGTGCGCTAGAAAATCGAGCGGCCCATCCTTTTCGAGGTGCGCGGCAAGCTGCGAGGCGAATTTTAACGCCTTGAGAGCATGCTGCCTCTTCTTGGCGTGCAGGGGCGGCTTGCCGGCCTTCCTGCGCCCTTCAGTACGATTGGCGCGGGATAAGGCAGTGAGAATTGCTCCCCAAAGCCCCGAATATGTGAAGAGCAACAGCGGTACGCTCGTCTTGACCTTCCGCTGCCGCTCGATCTGAGCCCACGTCCGGACCATCCGCGGGTCTTGCAGCAATCGACCCAGCACGTCCTTGCCGAAGCCTGTCTTGCCATGGAACACGATCAACTCGCTGGGTGCACTCGGACACCAGCGCGGTGAACCCGGCTTGGCCATTTTGGCGGTCATGGCCACCTCCGAAGCTCCGCCATGGTCTTTTCGCAGTGGCCCTTGAGGGCGGTAGTCCGCGATTTAAACTCGGTCACGTCGCACCTCCGCATGGTGCATCCGCAAGAGAGAGGGTCGACGCGGCGGTCCTCGCCGATGGGAATTGAACTTCAGACAACGAACAGTCGCAATGTGGACATCAAGCACGCTGCCGGCCGATCGACACGACGTTGCCGCGCGCCGGCGTGCTCACGAACGTTGCCCACTGCTGCATCATCGTGGCGCGCTTCTTCATGAGCTCGCCGCGGCGATAGGCGGCTTCGGTCCTGTTACCGATGGCATGCGCCAGCGCCATTTCGGCCACGTCTCTCGGGACGTTTGTCCGCTCGGCGGCCCAATCCCTGAAGGTGCTGCGGAAGCCATGGACCGTGGCCTTGGGTTCACCGGCTTCCCGAAGCGCTCTCAATATTGCTCTCACTGACAGTGCGCGTCTGCTTACCCTGAGGCCCGGGAAGACGTGCGCGCCGGTACGCAGCTTTGTGAGCTTTTGCAAGATTGTGACGGCTTCGCGCGACAACGGCACCCTATGGATACGCCCAGCCTTCATTCGAGAGCCTGGGATGGTCCACACGCCTTCATCAAGATCCACTTCCGGCCAAGTCGCGCCAACAGCCTCGCCCGCTCGCGCTGCGGTCAAAATGATAAAGCGCAACGCGAGTGAGGCTACATCGTCTGCTTCGGTAAGGCGCCCATAGAGCGTCGGCATAGCGTCGATCGTCACGGCAGCGTGGTGCTCCACTGGCCGCACCTTGCCGCGAGCGGGGTAGGTCTCTTCCAGATGTCCGCGCCAGCGTGCCGGATTTTCTCCAGCAGCCCGATAGCCACGCACTCTAGCCCAATCAAGGACGCGCTCGATCCGGCCTCGAATCCGGGAGGCAGTTTCTGTCTTCTCATGCCAAATTGGATCGAGGACCTTCGTCACGTGGGACGTATCGATACTGCCCACCGGCAAGTTTCCGATGATCGGGGATGCATAGACCCTGAGGCTGGAGCGCCACTCCAGTCGGTGCTTCTGGTTTTTCCAGCCAACTTCATTGCCGACAAGGAACAGTTCAACGGCCTTATCGAAGGTGATGCCGCGGGCCTCCTCTAGGCGCTGGCGTGCCCGCTCAGTGTCA